GTTTCCCAGTCACGATCGGGCAGGGGACTGGGTGTTTGATGTTTTTAGTGAGGCCAGTAAGAGGTTGCTAAACATATTTGAAAGTGAAGTTGTTCCAGTGATTGAAGATAATGTCTAATGAAATAGTGTTTGACATAGAGGCCAATGGCCTTGAGGACGCATCCATAATACATGTTGTCTCTGCTAATTTTAATGGAGGTATTAAATCTACAAAGGTTAGAGAGAAGGTTGTAGAAATCTTCTCAAACAAAGATAACATTGTCATTGCACATAACAGTAAACGATACGACATACCAACATTAGAACGTATCTATGGATTTAAATGTAAGGCGAGGGTTGTTGACACATTAGCCCTGTCTTGGTATCTCTATCCAGAGAGGGTTAGACATGGGCTAGAGTGGTGGGGAGAAGAGTTTGGAGTTCCTAAGCCAGTTGTGACAGATTGGCAAGGCCTTAGTTATGAGGAGTATAAGCATAGGTGTGAGGAAGATGTAAGGATTAACACCCTACTGTGGGAGCAGATTAAGAAGCACCTACTAGAGCTTTATGGAAGCGAAGAGGGCATGTGGGCACTTATAGACTACTTGATGTTTAAGATGGATTGTGCTGTTGAGCAAGAACGTTCTCGTTGGAGGCTTGACAAAGCTAAGGCACTGGCCTTACAAGAACATCTACAGGAAGCCCTCTCAGAGGCTCACACAGAGCTTCAGAAGGTGATGCCTGACGTACCTATTATGACTACGAAAGAATGTCCTGCAAAGCCATACAAGAGGAATGGGAGCTTGTCTGTACATGGAGAGAGGTGGGTTGCTCTTCTAAAGGAGCATAACAAACATCCAGATACTAAGAAGATTACATACATATCTGGGTACAATAAGGCCAACCCACAGTCAGACCCTCAGATTAAGGCTTGGTTATTTGGATTAGGCTGGCAACCGTGTACATTTAAATACAAACGTAATAAGGAGACTAACGAGGTTAGGGAGATTCCTCAGGTGAGGACTAAAGATGGAGACAACAATGCCATCTTAACCCCTAGTGTAGAGCGCCTAGCTGAGGATGTTCCAGAGGTGGGAGCCTTACAACAAGTTGGTGTAGTTAAGCATAGGCTTGATGTTGTTAATGGATTCATCACTAATGAGCGTGACGGTTTTGTAAGGGCGCGTATTAAAGGTCTCACTAATACATTACGCTTCCAACATACGGAAGTGGTTAACCTTCCCGGCATTGACAAACCATATGGCAAAGACCTGCGTGGATGTCTAATAGCTAGAGAAGGGTATGAGCTGTGTGGCTCAGACATGTGCTCTTTAGAGGACAGAACTAAACAACATTATATGTGGCCACATGACCCTGACTATGTTAAGGAGATGATGACTGATGACTTCGACCCTCACATTGACTTGTGTGTGGTTGGTGGTTTTATGTCTAAAGCCGAGGCAAAGGGTTTTAAAATGAAAACCCTTAGCGCCAGTATTATGAAGACCTTAGGCGCTGTACGTAAGAGGGGGAAGGCAGCAAACTATGCCTGTGTGTATGGAGCTAAAGGGGCCACAGTGGCTCGTAGTGCAGGTATAAGTAAGAAAGAAGGTGATAAGTTGGTTGATGCTTATTGGGTGCGTAATTGGAGTGTTAAAGTTATAGCCGAAGAACAAACTGTTCGTACTGTGAGAGGTCAGATGTGGCTTCTTAATCCAGTTAGTAAGCTGTGGTACCCCCTTCGTTACGACAAAGATAGGTTTAGCACACTTAATCAAGGCACAGGAACTTATTGTTTTGATATGTGGGTAAAGAAGATTATGTCAAAACGTAAACAGTTAAATGGTCAGTTTCATGATGAAGTTGTCCTAGAGATTAAGAAAGGCTATAGGGAGCAAGCTGTTAAATTACTTAAGTGGGCTATTAAAGAGGTTAATAGCTCCCTCAAACTTAACAGAGAGCTTGATGTAGATGTACAATTTGGAGGCAACTATGCGGAGATTCACTAGTGTGTAAAGGTGAGCGTTGTCCTATGTGCAAGAAGAAAGGTTGTAGATGTCCAAAAATAGGAGAAATATTGAATGTCTATAGCTTATTCAGACGAAGTTTCTGAGTACTTCTCCAACTACAGCTACTCTTCCGACGGGACTATTTACAACCCAAGGGGTAAGGTTGTTGGAAGCTGCACAAGGAAGTATGGGAGACTGTTCAGTAAATTCGGCACTATACCAACTTCAAAACTTATATGGTTCATGCACCACGGAGAATGGCCAGTCGATGAGGTGGACCACATAGATGGAAACACTCACAATGATTCTGTTGATAATTTAAGGCAGTGCTCTAGGAGAGAGAACGCTAAGAATAGAAGAGTTTATAAAAACTCAAAATCAGGTTACAAAGGAGTGTACAGCTGCTATGGTGGGAAATACGTAGCAATGATTCAAGTTGATGGAGAGAGGCTGTACTTAGGGATTTTTGAAAGTAAGAAAGATGCTGCTGTTGCATATAACTCGGCAGCTGTGTTATATCACAAACAATTTGCGTCTTTAAATGACGTGTAGGAGAAGATATTTTGGCATTAAACGCTAAGAAAATTAAAGCAACAACACAAAAACGTGTTGAACAGGATGAACTAGCAATAAGCAACTACCAGTGTCGTATTGCTCAGGTGGTTGATTTAGGTGTTCGTCCTCGTGACAAGTGGGATGTAGGCTCCAATAGCTACATCGTAGACCCTGACAAGGCTCCATGTCAACAGATGATGGTGACATATGAGTTTGGAACAGAGTTTGTTAAGGGTGAAAATGGTGTTGAGGATGAGACAAAGCCACGTTGGCTATCTGAAACTCTTAACTTATTTAGCCTAGAGGTGGACTTAGCCACATCCACTAAGCGCTATAAAGCTATTGACCCGTCTGAAAGTAGGGGAGGAGACTGGACTGAGTTAGTCGGTATGCCATGTACAGTGACTATTGTACATAAGAAGAATGGCAAGGCTAAGATTGGTAGCGTTACTCCAGCTATGAAAGGTGTTCCATACCCAGAGTTGAAGAACGATCCTAAAGTGTTCTTAATTGATGAGCCTGATATGGAGGTGTTTAATAGTCTACCAGATTGGTTGAAAGAAAAGATTAAGGAAGCTATTAACTATAAAGGAAGTACTTTAGCTGAGGAGCTGGGGGACGTGCCTAAACCTAAGCCTGAGGAAGAGCCAGCTGACGGTGATAATTGGTAATGCAACCATTAATCGACTGTGACATACTCCTGTACGAAGTGGCGTATAAATGTCAGCAGAAAAATGAGGAAGGGGAAATCATCCCCTCCTCTTGGGAGGAAGTGGAGAGGAAGTTTGACAGTGCTGTGCAAGATATTTGTGCAGAGGTTTATGCAACAGAGCCTCCAATCCTCTACTTAACTGGCAAAGGAAACTTTAGAAATGACGTTGCAACTATTCGGCCTTACAAGGGCAATCGTAAGAAAGAGAAGCCATTCCATTATAAAAACATTAAGGCGTATGCTATGGCAGCATATGATTATAGGTTGGTGGAAGGGTTGGAAGCTGATGATTTAATGTCTATTGAACAAGTCAGTAGGCTCAGACAATTGGATACCTGCATATGCTCTAGGGACAAGGATTTGTTAATAGTCCCAGGCCTTCACTACTCATGGGAGGTGAGAGGGCAGCCAAGGTTTGGGCCTGCTCCTGTCAGTGAGCTTGGAGAGTTGCAGCTTAAAAAGGGCGGTAAGAAGTTGTTTGGCACTGGCCTTAAGCTGTTCTACTCACAACTACTCACTGGTGATAAGGTGGATAATATCCCTGGAATTAGGGGTTACGGACCCGTCAAGGTGTTTAACCTACTTAACGAGTGTGAGAATGTTTATGAGCTTGAAGAGGTGGTTAAAGGTGTGTATGGAGAAGATGGTATGGACAGAATGTTAGAGGTTGGCAGGTTGTTGTGGATGACACAAAAGCTTGACGAGGTAGGAAAGCCTGTGTTATGGAATTTTAACAATGCCTAATGTGTTTAATTGGAGGTTGCCAAGGTGGGCTGAGATACAAGAGGCAGAGGCTGGACGTCCACAGCCAATAACACCAAACAGGCTTAGGGCAGTGCATACATTGGATCAAGCGTCAAAATTCCAAGACATGCTACGTTCTTTTGGAATTGACACGGTGCTAGCTGGAGGTGCATGTAGGGACACAATATTTGGGAAGGTGCCTAAAGATTTTGACCTGTTCATCCTTAATATGAACGATGAGCAAGAGATTGCTAACAGGTTGTACGATGCGTACATATTTAATTTCCGGCACTTACCAAAATATGGAGAAGCAAGAAACCCTGAGTATAAGGGTGTGTTTAAAATATGTGGTACGTATGACCTGGTTGTCTGGGAAACCCCCGCAACTTGTGCTAGAGAAGTTGTAGATAGGTTTGACTATAATATTAACCAGTATTGGTATGAAGATGGGGAGGTGAAGTTCTTAGACAATCCAGCCCACATAACTGGAGTACTTGAGGAAGTTAATTCTCATAGCTGTGACAGTGAGAGGGGTGTTAGGTTTATGACGGAGTATGGTTTAAATGTTTAGTGAGGTAGTTTATAGAGCATAACAATGGACAATGGACGAAAGCTCGCTTCCACTCGTTTATTAAGAGTGCATTGAGAGCAGCGTCACAGAAATGGCCTCCACGTAATCAGTGCATTAAAGATGCTAGGGTGAGGCGTGGGTTTTACAAGTGCGATGGTTGTGGTGAGATTGTCCCTGCCACCCTGCCACCAAAAGAGGGTAATAAGAGACGTATAAAAAATATTGTAGCAGACCACATTGACGCTGTGATTAACCCTGAGACAGGGTTTGTCAGCTGGGATGAGACTATTGAACGCATGTTTTGTGAGAGAGACGGTTTTCAAGCGTTGTGTCATGCCTGCCATTCAGAGAAAACTGCTATAGAACGAGAGATTGCTAAGAAGAGGAAGAAGCCTAGTGGAAAATAATTATAAAGGCTATTCATTGTTTAATGATATTGAAGACCGTAAGATGAGAGCCTTCAACCGTGTTGTTACAATGGTAAATATTAATGATGACTTAGGTGAGGATGACGCCAACATTTACATCCAAAGTGTTGAAAGTAACTCCCAGAGAGACATGGCTATAATGGCTAAGTGGATTGGCGTTGATGGGCGTGAGTCTGTTCGTAAACAAATTATAAAGGGACAGTATGACTAAGATTTTAATTGTGGATATTGAGACAGCTCCTAACATCGCTTATGTTTGGGGAGCTTGGAAACAGAATGTTGGCCTTAATCAACTGAAGGAAAGCAGCTATCTTATGTCCTTTGCAGCT